TTTCCTTTGTTATTTGGACAAGGTCCATTCGCTGCTCTTGGTGGTGCTACTGGTGGATTTCTAGGGGGAAGATTTGGTGGTCAAATGGGTGGTTTTGCAGGAGGTTTGGCTGGAACTGCTATCGCTACAGGTATTCAAAGTGGAGTTACTGCTATAGGTGAATTAGGTCAGGCTATGAATAGATTAAATCCTGATATAACAAAATTAACTGAAAAGATGGGGATATTAGGAACAACAGAACAAAAACGTTTACAGATTATTGAACAAACTGAAGGTAAACAGGCTGCCTTAAATGCTGCTTTAGAAATGATGGGAGATAAAATAGGTGATCAAAATGTAGAAGAATTAAAAAAATTTGGTGAAACTTTTCAAGATTTAACAAATAGTACTGTTTTATTTTTTACAAGAGTACAAGCACAAGTTGCTAAGTTATTGAATTTAACAATAGGTGATAGAGAGGATAGATCTGTTCAACAAAGAACAAGTCGATTTTTACAACAAAATCCTAATGCAGCTGCTTTTAGGGATATTAATCAACAAATTGCTGATCTTGAAGCTCAAAATAGAGGTGGAAGAGGAAGAGGTGGTGTTAAAGATATTCAAGATCAAATTAATGCATTAAAGGCACAAAAAAGAGAAATTGCTGAAACTGTAATCTTAGAAAAAGATAAAGATAAAATACGAAGCAATACAAATAAATTAATTACTGATGGTTTAGGAGATTTAAGAAAAGAAAATGAATTAAATAGAGCGATTATTGCTGGTAAAGAAGAAGAATTTTTATTGAATCAAGCTGTTGAAGACAAAGTTAAAAGTATGGGTTTATTGATGAAAGATATAAATGCAACACAACTTGAAAGAATAAAAAATGATATTACTATCAATCAAGGTTTAAAAGATCAGGCAGATGCTGCACAAGCTTTGAAAGATAAATTTGATAAAATTGGAGAAAGTGTGGAAAAAAATATTGTTGGTAATCTTACTGATGCAGTTATGGGAACTCAAACTCTTGGACAGGCAGCAGTTAATGTATTAAATAATTTAAAAAGAAAAATTATTGAAGTTCAAATTGAGAAAGCTGCTGCTGGTATTGGAGATAAAATTTCAGGATTTTTAGGTAATTTATTTAAAAAAAGAGAAAGAGGAGGACCAGTAGCTGCTGGTGGTGCTTATCTTGTTGGAGAAAAAGGTCCAGAGATTTTGCAAATGGGTTCACGAGGTGGCAATATTATTCCAAATAATGAAATTCGTGGTGGTGGTACAACAAATGTGATTACAGTAAATGTTGATGCAAAAGGTTCCTCTGTGGCTGGTAATGGTTCTGGAGCTGATGCTTTAGGTCAGTTGATTGGTGGTATAGTTCAACAAACACTTGTAAAAGAACAAAGAGCTGGAGGTTTACTTAACAGATAATGGCAACTTTTCCCTCTATTAATCCCACTTATGGGATGAGAAAAACAAGTTCACCAAAAGTAAGAAGAACTCAGCTAGGTGATGGCTATGAGTTTAGAGCTTTGTATGGCCTTCCTTTGTCACAAGATCCAAAAGTTTATGATCTGACTTTCAACGTATCTGAAACTGAATCAGATGTCATTGAAGGCTTTTTAAGAAGTAGGGTTGCAGATCAAGCAAGCTTTTCATTTACTCCACCAGCAGAAGGATTTACAAAAACAGGAACTTATAGTCAAAGCACTACTACTGTCACAATCACAATCACACAGCATGGAGTTGCTATTGGTGATGTTTTGACTATTGATTACACATCAACTGCTAGTGGTTCTCCTACTGATGGTGATTTTGTCGTTGCATCTGTGACAAATGATGATGTATTCACAGTAACCGCAGCTTCTTCTGCAACAGACAGTGGTACTGTTTCAATTACACTTTCTGGTGCTGGTAAATATGTTTGCGATTCTTGGACAAAAACTATACCTTATAACAATAGAGCAATAATCAACTGCACTTTTAGAGAGGTATTTGAACCATAAATGACAACTCCTGTTTCACAGTTACAAGAACTTACCAATAAATCTATTATTGAGTTGTTTTCTGTTGAATTAATACCTGATCTTCATTACACAAAATCAACAAAAACAGCCACATATAGTCAGTCAGGAACAACGATTACTATTTCATTAACTGCTCATGGATTTTCTACTGGTTTAATACTTAGTCTTGATTTCACATCTGGAAATGGTGTTGATGGAATTTATACCATTCAGACAGTTGCCACAGATACTTTTACAGTTACAGGAACAACCTCACAGTCTACAAGTGGGAATGTATCTTTTAATGTGAATGCAACACTAACTGATGCCACAGTTTTTCTTTTTCACGCTGGTAACAATATGAAAGATAGTGGAGATATTGTTTGGCAATCTAATACTTATGCAAGAATGCCATGCAGAGCAGAGGGATTTAAATATTCTGGAAAAGGTACGTTGCCTAGACCAACTCTTACTTTTTCAAATTTACTTGGAACAATAACAACTATAATTTTGCGTGCTAATAACACTACAGCTTTTATTGATTTACAGCGAGCCAAAGTTACCCGTAGACGCACTTTAAGTAGATTTCTTGATGCAACAAACTTTCCATCTAATGTAAATCCATACGGAACACCTGACGCATCAGCAGAATTACCAAGAGAAGTGTATTTTATAGATAAAAAAACATTAGAAAATAGAAATATTGTAGAATTTGAAATGGTAAGCAGTTTTGATCTGGCTGGTGTTGGTGCACCTAAAAAACTTGTAACTAGAGATGACTTTCCAGGGGTCGGAACTTTTGTTAATTTTTAGATATGACTTGGAAAGAATCTTTTAAAAAATATGCACAAGATCAAACACCTAATGAGGCTTGTGGTTTGCTTGCAATCATAAATGGAAAAAAAACCTTTTGGCCTTGTAAAAATTTAGCAGAGGGAAAGCATGAATTTTTTATGCTTGATCCAGATGATTGGGCAGAGTGTGAAGATACAGGAGAAATTATCGGGGTTATACATAGTCATCCAGTGGGTGCTGCAATAGCTTCAGAGGCTGATAAAGCATCTTGCGAGCATATTGGCTTCCCATATTATATTTACAGTATTAATCAAGATCATTGGATATGTTTAGAGCCTACAGGTTGGAAAGCTCCTTCACTTATTGGTAGAAAATTTATTTGGGGTAAATATGATTGCTGGTCTATAGTTACAGATTGGTTAAAAGAAAATAAAAATATAAATATTCAATATTGGCCAAGACCAAAGACGTTAATTGATTTCGCTAATAATCCATACTTTGAGAAAGTGCTTACAGAATCAAACTTTGTAAAACAAGAAGATAATAATAAATTTAAAGAAGGTGATGTATTGCTTTTCAAAGGTTTAAAAGGTAAGGCTAGTCATGTTGCTGTTTATATCGGTGATAGTATGATATTAAATCACAATTTCAAAGCTTTAAGCTGTAGGCAACCATTAAGTTTGGGCTATCAAAAAGCATTACAAGGAGTTTACAGATATGCAGCTTAGAACAATAAAAGTATATGGAAATCTTAGAAAATTTTTAGGTAAATCAACATTTCAAGCTGCTGTAAATTCACCACAACAAGCATATAGTTTTTTAAAAGCAAATTTTGCTGGTATTGAAAAACACATGAATAATCAGTTTTATCAGGTGAAAATGGGTGGGAGAGTTATAACACAAAACTTTGTTTCTTCAACTGGTCAAGGTGATATACAAATAATTCCTGTTGCTGTAGGTTCAGATTTTGTATTTGATTTTTTTGAAGATGCTTTTAATTTTGTTGTTGACAATATTGTTCCTATAGTGACTACTTTTATAACAGGTGGTCTAAATCAATTAGTAACGTTAACACTTATAACTCTTGCCACTGATTTATTAACACCTGACCAGCCTACACAGAATACTTCTTCTGTTGGTGATACCGATCCAAACATAAGAGGATCATATACTTTTTCTGGTATCCAAAACGTCAGTTCTAGTGGTGTTCCAATTCCAATTTTATATGGATATGTTTATAGCGGATCAATTTTGATAAGTTCTGGTGTTGACAATGCCCAACTTGTTGCAATGCTTTCTAGCACCATGACTTATACACAATCTGGAAATACAATTACTGTTACAGCAAATGGTCATAGTTTCCGTAATGGTGAAAATATAGATGTTAATTTTATATCTGGACCTTTAGCTGGTTCAAATATAGATCCAGCAACTTTTGGTGTAGAAAATGTTACTACTAACACTTTCACAATGAGTACAGGTGGTTGGAACTCTCAAACATATTCAAATGCTGATAATGTTTTGGAAGTTACAATGAGAAATAAACCATAAAATATCATGCCTAGATTAATTGATGATGAATTATTTGGCAGAGAACTTGATGGCAGGGTTGAAGATCCTGACTTGATCGAAGGAGGGTTAAGAAGTAAAAGTTTTGCAACAGTAGTAGATTTATTAGGTTATGGAGAAATAGAGGGTTTTAGAAAGCCAAACAATACAGATCCAAACACAGCAGATTCTTTAGACTTTAGGAGAGATATTTTTTTAGATGGTACTCCAATAGTAAATGCTGATGGCAGTCTAAATTTTCAAAATGTAGAAGTTTTTTTTAGAAGTGGAACAGACGATCAAGCTCCACTTGGTTCAATCGACTCTTTTGGCCCTGATCGCATAGAAAACACAATTCCTGTTAATGTGCCAATTCTAAAAGACACATCTGTTGCAAGGTCTATCACAGGTGTACAAGATTCAGATGGAAATGAACTCATTAAACTTTTAAGAGTAACAATTCAAATACCAGCACTGCAAGAGTTTAAAACAGATGGAGATATAGTTGGAACAGAGGTCAAAATATCAATACGAATAACAGAGAATGATGGTACTGTGCATAATCCTGTTGTTGAAGATTCTATAAATGGAAAAGCTACAAGTCCTTATGTGAAAGATTATGAAATTGATTTATCGGAGCCAACATCTGATTTGCAATTTCCATTAACCGTTACTGTTATAAGAAATACTGATGACAGCACAAATTCAAGATTACTAAATCAAACAAATCTTTTGTCAATTACAACAATAATTACAGAATCACAAGCCTACGCTGGCTTTGCTTATGTCGGAGTAAGGTTTAATGCACAAGAATTTCAAAGTTTCCCCAGACGTATGTATAGGATCAAGGGAACAAAGATAAAAGTTCCTCATGATACAACTATTGATGTAGATAATGGAAGAGTAATATATCCAGCCGACTATACATTCAACGGCACATTTAAAACAAATAAAGAGTGGTGTGCTGATCCTGCTTGGATTTTATATGACCTATTAACAACAGATAAGGGTTTTGGTGGTACAGATGGTGTTATTGATGCAGATACCTTAGATGTTTTTAGTTTTTATTCTGCAAGTGCATACAATAGCGAACTAATTACAGATCCTATAACAGGAACAACAGAACCAAGATTTAGTTGTAATGTAATTCTAAATCAAAAGAATGATGCTTTTACTCTTATAAATGATCTTTGTTCAGTAATGAGAGCAATGCCTTTTTATAGCGTTGGTTCTCTTACTCTGTCGCAGGACAGACCTACTAATACCACAACAAATACATCTGATCCACAATATATATTTACAAATGCAAATGTTAGCGAACAAGGTTTTACATATACTGGTGTAGGAGGAAAAACAAAATTTACAGAGGTTGAGGTTTCATATTTTGATAATGATACGCAGACTTTAAATTTTGAATATGTAAGTGCAGATGAAATCACTGCATTGTCTGGCTATACAACAAAATTTGGTAAGATCAGAAAAACTTTAAAATCTTTTGCCTGTACTTCGAGAGGTCAAGCAAATCGTTTAGCTAGGTGGTTTTTATACACAAATTTAAAAGAGGCAGAGCTTTGTTCATTCAAAGCCACTCTTGAAGCTGGTGTTATTGTAAGACCTTCAATGATTATTGGGATTGCAGATAGTTTGAGGGCAGGTGTTCGCAGAGGAGGCCGTATAAAATCAGTTACTAACACAACCACTATTGTTGTTGATGATGCAAACAATACTGATTTAACAGATACAAATGCAGCAACTTTATCTGTAGTCATGCCAGATGGCACAACTGAAAGCCGTAGCATTTCATCAATTTCTGATACAACAATAACTGTATCTTCTGCTTTTTCTACTTCACCACAGGCAAACTCTATCTGGGCTATTGAAAATTCTACAGTTGAGTTTCAGACCTATCGGGTTTTAGGAATAGAAGAGACAAATCATTGTGAATATAATATTTCAGCAATTATCCATGATACAAACAAATATTCTCAGGTAGAAGATACAACAGTTCCAGCAAATCCAAGAACTATAACAACTTTATTAAATGAAAAACCATCACCAAATAATGCGACAGCCATAGAACAAATAGTTGCTCTTGATAACAGAGCAGTTTCTAAAATATTTGTTTCTTGGGAACCAGTACAAGGTGTGAAAGAATATTTACTCGAATTTCAATATGAAAATGATAATCCAGAAAGAATAAGACTTTCAAGACCTAGTTTTGAACTTTTTGAATCAAGACT